CATTGCTTGCAGGCTGGGAGCCAAAGGCAACCTTTGACGCCGTGGTGCTGTTCATCCGCACGGCAATGGTCCCGGCTGCGGTCGGCAGGAATGGCGTTGGCGAAAAGTCATCGGCCCCGTCATACTGCGAGCGGAATGGGCTGACTTGGTAGCGGGATGTTAGTCCAGCCGTGGCCTGCACCGCGTGATTGCCGAACACCTCTTGAATCGAAACAATTTCAATGGACCCGGTAAAAGATACGCCCGCGTCAACATCAATACGGTTATCACCCGCGCGGACGTAGGCTGTGTAAGTGCCATTACTTGCTTCAAAGTCTATCGTTGGAAAGACAGCTCCGATAACAACACGAGCATCCCCCGCTGTTACGTCGAAAAATCTGGCGACAATCTTGACAAACTTACCGCTTATACCAGAACCTGCGTTTAAGGTGACGGCGGTCGTTGTTGCCGTACCAGTAACCGTAAACCCCGAGGAAACCCAACCAGCGGCGGCACCCCAAGTCCCAGCCCTTAAATCCGGTCCCAAGACCAGCCCCTGCGACTTGTCCAGCTTTAGCGCATCAAGCTGATTTGCAGCCGTTACAGGCGTGGTGCCAGCGCTGTCTTGGAATAGCGTGGGTAGGTCGCTGCGGTCGAGCCATACGCCAGTGCCGAACAGGGACGCGGGGGAGAAGCCGCCGGATCGAAGGGTGTGCCAAGAGCCAAACGGCGACTTGAGGCGGTGCCAGTTGCGCATTACGCGTGGTCCACAATTACGTTCGAGGGGCGCCCGTCGATGGGAGTAGCAAACACCCGATCAGCGCCCGCTGTTGCAGTGAGGTCGCTGAGGAGTATCCGCAGCTCACCCTCCTCTGTCTGCTGGCCAGTGGCATGTGCGTGGTAGATGTACCCGCCATCAGCTAAAGAACTGGGCGCCGCCCCCGTGGTGGCCCGCACCTTGATAGCCCCCGACTGCACCTGAAAGGTGATCGACACAGCGTCGGAGTTTGTCAACTCCGTCCACACTTTTGGCAGGCAGTTTACGACTTCTTGATTGCGGGCCATGACTTACTCCTTGGCTTTCTTGGCAGCCTTCTTGGGGGCGGGCTTCGGGGCCTCGGCAGGAGCCGGGGTTGCCCCCCGGGCCTCCAGTTCCTCAGCGGACGGAGCCGCCCAAACAATAGCTTTTTTCATGGGGGCTGTCCTTATGCTGCTGCGATGGTTGCGCCGGTATCAGAGCGCTTCCAGTTTGTGCCATCAGAGAAGGCGAGGATTGCTGCACCAGCAGCGCCGTTGGACACATAGATGAGCGTGCCTGCACCAGCGGTGGCTGCGGAGGGCGCGGAGGCTACAGTGTATGTGGGGAGCTTGATAGCCCCAATAACGTCAGCGACCAAACCGTTGGTCGAAATGACGGGGCCCGAAAATGTCGTAGTACCCATGATGATCTCCTGTCTGGGTTAGGTCGGCGGCATAATGCACGCTGTCAGGGATAGCCCGAAGGATACACTACCTCTTGACAAAAGAAAAGGCCCGCTTCGGCGGGCCTTCTGTAGTCACGGCCTTTGCCACACCCATCTTTTCTTGCCGCAATCGAAGATCCGCCGCGCACCCATGAGGTAGGTCATCTCCCCCTCAGTTCGCTTGTCTGTGGCGGGGTCAAACACCTCTAGGATCCCGTGATCTTTCAACCGGGTCGGCAAGACTCGCCGCTGATAGTGGGGTTTCGGGCGCAACCCTAGCTTGGGGCTCCAGACCTGATAGTCCGCAACAACGTCGGCTTCCTTCTCGAAGCCTAGCTGGGCGTACATGCCCCCGCCGAACAACCTGTTGTCGGAGAACGACTTGACCTCGCTTGGGTCATGCTCCTTCACGAACGCTTTGAACAACCGGCTGGCCGCCCCTGCCACTGCAAGGCGTGTTGCGTACCGGCTCAAGGTCCATTGGCGCACCTTTGCCCCCGCACCCCGATCGTTGTTCCCGAAGGAGAACCTCATGCAGGCAACGAGCTTGCCCTTGTGATAGAGGCCATAATGATCTCCAGATCCCCCGCCGCCCTGCGGGTGGAACTTCTCATAGAACTCTCGGGACTCCTGCACTGTAGGCTTGCGCAGCTCGCACTTGCGGGCCATCAGCCTGCCCCGGGTCTTCCCAACGGCGTTGCGTAGCATCCGCTTGATCGTGGCCGTCCGTTCTGCCCACTCTGTCTCGTAGAGCGTTATGAGGCGGATGCCCTGAGCCTCGCACAGGCGGTGCTTCTCAGCATGGCGCAGCTTGTTCTTGCGCTCGTCGTCCTTGTCGCCGTGGCTGTGCCAGTACATCCCGCAGAACTCGACAGCTAGGTTATGCTCAGGCAGGTAAATGTCCAGCTCCTTGGGCCCGATCAGCGTGCGGTCGCGGCGGACAACTGTTGTGAACTGTGAGAGGTAGGCCGCCACGGCGTCTTCTGGGGCTGATTTCATGTGGCTGCATTTTGGGCACGGGTTGCAGCCATTAGCCATATAGCTCGCCCGGGTGACTACCACTTCGTCATGCACACGGCAGCGAACCTGCAGCGGGGTACTGTTATTCTGGTAGTCTGGGGAAACGATGTCGAAGCCCGGTTGGAATAGGGCGTCTGCCTTCTCCTGTAGCTGAGAGAGGCTACCCCGTTGGCCCGCACCCCGACGGTCCTCATGGTAGCATTTTGGGCAGCCTGACCCCGCAGCATGAGTAGGGGGCGTCTGGAGGAACCGCCCATGCCGGGAGCAAATAATCACCACAGCCTTGCTCTGCCCTGCGTACTCTGCATGGGCATAATCATAGCGCAGGGCGTGCGTTTCGGCGAAGCGCACCAGCATCTGTTTCTGGGTCATCCTTCGTGCCCCCGAACGAGTGAGAACTGCGCACGCCAAACACTGCTTCCCCGCAATCAAGTTCTTGGCGTCTGATGAAACTACTCCGTGGGCCTCACAAACAAAGGCCACTTTTTGGTTCATCCCTGCATATACAGAGGCAGAAAAGTCATAGGGGCCAGTATATGCTGCCAAGAAGCCACGCCATTTAGCAAGGCCCTTCTTAAATAGGGGGCTATTTTGCTTGTTTATCTTCACAGCATCATCCTTTAAGCGAACCATGCGTATTGATAAGCGAACCATGCGTAGCGAGTCAACCCCTAAAAGAAAAGGCCCGCCGAAGCGGGCCTCCTGTAGCCTAAGTGCTTGATATTGCTATCAAGCTCCTGCGGAGCCGTAGATGCCCAAGGGATCACTAACCCCGAAGCTGTAACGTTCTCTGCTTTTGTAACGCACATTTCCTGAGTCGAAATCGCCATCCATTGCAGTGGTGATTGCCGCCCGAACAAAGTGTTTCATCCCGTTCGGCACGTCAGTTGTAAGGAACCACGCATCAGCATCAGTCAGATAGTGATTGACACGGTAGCCTTCAGGGATGGAGCCGTTCGTCTTCAGGGCGTTCAGGTCGTTGTCAGCAGTGCCGACACGCAAATCAGTCTGCAGCAGACGAGTTGCAACGAACATGAGGCCCGGTGGGATGATCAGCTTGCGTGGCATTGCAGCGATCAGCAGGCCACGCTCATCCACGTACCCCGCAATGTCGATCACAGCTTGCTCCAACGCCGTCTCGTTCAAGTCAACAGCAACGGAAGGAGTGTTGGCGTTGACTACGCCCGATACAGTTGGGTGTGCTGCCGAGAACAGGAAAGCCCCGTCGCCCGACCGGAACGTCGTGAAGCCTGTATTCAGCAGCGACGCGGCCTTGACCTGCTTGGTGTAAGCCATGGCACGAGCGAGCGCCTTGGTATACCGGCTGGACAAGGAGTCATACAGGTTGTCTTCCATCGCTTCTTCAGTGATGGCGAAACCCATAGCCACGGTCTCGTGGACATAACGTGCAGTGTAGGACTCCTGCGCGTTATCATAGGACAGTGCGCCCCCTTCGGTCTTGATGGGGGCAGCGCCGAAGCCGGACAGCTTCAGTTCTTCTTCAAACGACCGCTCGGATGTCTCGGTCTCGTAGATCTCCGAATGCTCGTCCTCGTACTTCTTGTATTCCAGACCGAACAGAGCGTTCAATCCGGGAAGAAGCTCTTTGAGGGCCTGTGCGCGCGAAATTGCCATGGGTTAGCCCTCCTTAAAGGCCAACAGCATTGGTCATGCTGTGGTAGCCGGGGTTGAACTTGACCAGAACATCTGGAAAAGCGTCGGTCAGCGGGGATACCGCGGACACAATGCGGAACGCCGCGGTCGTGGTGACCGTGGTGGATTCCAGCGCCGAGGTGGACACGCCCGTCACCACGTTGCCAGTCGAAGTGGTCTGGGCAGCGGCGAAGAAGGTGTTGGCCCCGATGTCCGACTGATCGGCAACGCCGTCCAGCTGAACTTGGAACAGGACGTTCGGATCATCGACGACAAGCGCCTTGATCTCAGTGCCCGCCGGTGCAGCATAACCCGAAGGATAAAGCTGCGAGAAGATCAGCTGACCTTGCGCGTTGATATACTCACAACCCATGAAGACGCCCAGCGAACCCCGGAGGGTTGTGCCAGTCGCAAACGCGTTGGTGGTGCCATCGGCGCCAGTTGCGGTGGTCAAAGCAAGATAGCCGTCCGCGCCGATGTGTACGACTTGCCCTACAAACAGGTTCGTCGCTTCACCAGCGGGGTCGATCAGGTACTGGGACATAGCCCCAGCATAAGCCATACCGTCAGCGCGTTTTACGGGCTTCAGGCCATAGGGAGCGGCAGTAAGTGCCATTTCTCATCCTCCAGAATCGTGTTGAGGAGGCAAGGTTATCCCTTGCCAAACGAAGTGCGGGACGAACGCTCCGGCGCGAGCACGGGCATCCGTGAGTCGGACTCCTTCATGTAGTTCCGGTCAACGGCATCCATCTGGGCTTGCGCCTGCTGGGCCTGACCGACAACACGTCGGGCCGCCTGTTTGTCGGGGATGCTGCAGAGCAACAGACCACCAACCTCAATGTTGTCCGGGAACCGAGAGTCCACGTCAGACATGATCTTCAGTTCGAGGTACTCGGAGGCTTTGACAGGGACGTAACCTTCACGAAAGCGACGTGAGACGTTTGCCATGTCAGCATTGCCGAGGGACGAGGTGCGAACCCAACGATAATGGAGACCATCACGCGGTTCGGGGGTGGGGAGCATAGACTGGCGTTTCCACGGTGTGTCGTGGGCTTCGGCCTCACGAGTCTCCGACTCTCTGGGGGTACGATCAGCCATTCTTCATCTCCTTGATAATCTGCGCCGCGTACTGTTCTACCGTCAACCCGAGCTTCTTGGCGAGAGAAACCTGCGTCGCTGTCAACGTAACCTTGCGAGGTGTTGCTGCGGTACTTCTACCGCCGGGGGCCACCACGGAACCCGGTTGCTTCCGGGGTGTTGACTCCCCGCTGGTCGCAAACTTGTCTGGAAACCGCTGTCGCATAGCGGTGTCTATCTCAGTATAGTACGCTTCACTGTCTGGCGCAACACCTTCGCGCACCGCGCGCTCGTGGACGCCGAACGCAAGAGCCGTCATCTCCGCGTCCTTGCCGAACCAGTCGTTTGTCGTGGCCCAAGATTCTGCCCGGGGCGACGGTTTTGGCACTGAGGGGCGCTGCGGAGCGGGGGCCGGGGTGGCCGCCTGCTGTGGCTGAGGTGGCCGGTATGACGCGAGCCGTCCTTCTTCGCCCTTGATGTCGGCGAGCTCGGCACTTGCAGACACGAACGCATCTGAGTCCCCTGCCTCATAGGCGGCTTTCATCTTAGCCTTCACCTGCTCCAGCTGGGACTTTACCCGGCCCTGAGCCTGCGAAACGAAGGCTGCGTCGCCATCAGAGAGGCGCTTGCGATACCCAGCGATTTCTTCTTGCTGGCGCTGGGCGTAGGAAACAGCCTCGTCCCGCAGCCGGGCGGACTCGTCCGCGCGGCGGCGCTCCTCGTGGAACTCGTACTTGAGCTTGCTGATGCGCTTCTTCACGCCATCAGAATACTGCTCCAGATCATCATCTTCCGGGATTTCCGGTGCGGCGCCTTCCGGGCGGCGTGGCCGACCCTTGTCATCCGCAGGCGTATCATCGACAATTTCAATCTCGAAGTCGTCGTCTTCAGCGGGCTTTTTGGCTTTCTCGTTCATGCGCGGCTGTACCCCCGTGGGTCTTCGACAACTGCTTCCACAGTGTCATCATTGATGATGCGGAACTCGTCCCCATGCACTCTGAAGCGCGTGCCGGAGTACGAACGGAAGATGATGAAGTCGCCTTCCTTGCACCACGGGCCGCCGGGGAATTTGGTCGTGTCTCCGTAGGCATCGGAACCTAGCCTGAGAACGTATCCAATGATGGAGGCAGTTTCTTCTGCGTCCCGACGCTCATCGGGCAGGTGTACCCCGCCCTCGGTCGTCTTGTTCAGCTTGGGAACAGCAATCAGGAGCTTGTAGCCCTTGGGTTCCGGGAGTTTGGCGCGCAACTCCTCGTCGATCTTGACGCCGGTTGGTGTAAACATGGTCTCTCCGCAGCGTTTAAGGTACGCCGTTACCTAGCGTGGGCTGGTCCCACGGTATGGGGTCATATGATAGCGAGGAGCAGTTTATTCTTCAAGCTGCTTCTTTTCGATGTCGGCAATCTCTCCCAACACCATATCTAGGGTCTGAATAGCCCCTACTGCTTTGGAATAGGCGTTGAAGTCTGCTGCGCCACCCAGCGCCAGATGGTCCGCGAGGTCTTGGCGCTGGGTGGCAAGTGTCCGCCGGAGGCGTTCTAGGGTTTCCATCAGGTTTTCCCCCTATTTCCTGCGAGCTGCTTGGCGATGTCAATCCCCATGGCGAGCCCCTTGGCCTTGTCTTCCCGTGTCGCGTTGGTGGCATCCTCTGCAACACGCACTCCGAGCCTAGCACCTTCCCGCTTGTCCTCGGCCGCGATACGCTCGCGCTGGATAGCAGAGGCGTCGATCGCCTTCATTGCGTCGAGCTCGAGCCGTTTGGTCTTGATCTCCGCGTCGAGCTTGATCTCCATCTCCTCGAGCTCCAACTCCTTCAGCTGGATCTGGGTGAGCGGGTCCTTGGCCTGCTGCTCGGCCTGCTGCTGTGCAGCCTCGGCCTGATTCTTCTGCAGCAGTTTACCCGCCGCCGCAGCCACGAGCCTTGACAGCTCCAGCTCGACATCCTCGGGCATAGGTTCGTCCTCTGCGGGCAGTGGTACGCCCAGCTGCGCTTCCAGCGACTTGCGGTACGCCAGAGCCACGTGCTCCGTGATGTGAGCTGCCATAGCGTTCTGGATTGCCGACGCAAACGGAGACTGGCCCACGATCTGCATGAGCTTGGGGTCCTGCGCCGCAGCCATGTGAACTGCGATGTGCGCCTCGTGGTCCTGATACAGGAACGCCTTCACAGGCTCTTGCTTCAGGATGGCCATGTTCTCGGCCACCGGGTCCTTGGGCTTCAGCTCGCTTGGGAGCTTGATAATCTCCGCTGCGTCTTGGATGCCCAGCACCTCCAGCATCTGCCGGTGGAGCTTGCCCATATCGTACAGCTGCGGAGCCTGTGTAGAGAGCTGCAGTGCAGCCTGATACTGCATGATGCGCTGCGCTGTGGTGGCCGCGTTGGGGTCCGACACCGGGATAATGTCTACCCCCGTCCCGAAGTCCTCTGCCCGGTCAAAATCATCATCTTCAAAATAGTCGTATTTGCTGGACATGAAGTCCCGAATGACCCGAGCAAGCAGGCGGAGCTCTTGTTTCATCGCGGCATGCAGCCTGTGCTGGATGCCCGACATCACCTTCATGTTGCGCTCGAGGAGGGCCAGTGTGGTCCCCACCGGTGCCTGTGCGCTCATATCGCTGACCTGCAGGTCCGCCATGGAGCTGATCCGCCGGCCTTCCTGCACCACGTTCCCGAGCAGCTGGTACAAGACAGCGCTGGGCTCCTTGTAGGGCATGGGAAACAGCGAGTCGCGGAGCGATCCGCCCACGATGTCCACGTCCCGCCACTCGCCCGGCTTCAGGGGGCTATTGTCCCCCTTGATGCGCAACGATCTTGACTTCAAACCCGCAGGTAGGTTGGACAGAGTGCCAGCGTCGATCAGCTGGCGAAGGATTGAGGTGGCAGACTTCGTGAGGCCGCCCACCAGATGGGTTAGACCCGTGCCATAAAACCCCATACCCGGCAGGTACGGGTAGTGGGCGAAGTGCTGCCGCTTGGTCCGCGTCTCGTCATCCTCGTACCAGTTGCGGTAGATGGCCAGAACTGTGCGTGAAGTGAGGTCAATGGTGACCACATACGGCCGATCAATCCCTTCGGGGTCGTCAAACGGCGCAGGGAGGGAGATGTCCACGTGCATCTCGAGCAGAGTGTGCCGCTCCTCCTGCTCCGTTGGGACATCAACGCCCGTGATCTTGGCGTATGCCTCCTCGATGTCAGTCGTCTCCCGCGTGGGCTCTGGGAGATCCTCGTCGATGTAGAGCCCTGCCACTTGGAGTTTTCGCACTTCGTTGGGGGTCCGCTTCATCACATGGGTATAGCGAGGGCAGTCCTCCAGCCCAGACGCGCCGTAGGACACAACGAAGTCCTCAGCCTGCACGAACACCGCCCGCGCCCGCTTGGTGGTGGGGTCGAAGTAAATTTTCTTGAACGCAGAGCCCGCCAGCGGGAGCTTGAACAACATCTGCTCGGTCTCTTCCCGGTAGCCCGGCATGCGCTCGGTGATCTGGTAGTTCAGCTCCTGCTCAACGCGCTGGGCCCGCTCGACCTTCTCCCGGGTGGACTTGCCCATGATCTTGGTCTTTGCTGGGCCACCCGACGGCATCATCTCGCCCATGGCCTGCGCTTGGAACCGCACCACAGCCTCGGCCAGCATGGGGTGAAACACGCCCGACGCGCCGTCCCACGGCTCCATGCGGTCCTCGATCCGCATCCCAAGCAGCTCAAGACCCTTGATGTAAGACTCGGCCCAGTCCTTACGGCTGCGGCGGTCCATCTCGAAGCCCTCAACCAGATCAGTGGCGATCGTCGTCAGCTCACCCTCGTCAAGAAACTCAGCGAGGTTGGCAGAGTGCTCCATGGCGGCGGGCTTAGCCTCAGTCTCGTCACCAAACTCTATTGTGACACTACCGTCGTCCCCCTCGGTTACAACCGACAGGGGGTCAAGCACCTCGACCTCTATCTCGTGGAGGTCCTCTTGCGCCAGAAAGTCTGACGGCTGCATTGGCTTCTCAATCGCCATATTTCTTACCTCTGGTGCTCAATAAATGCCGTTGAAGCGGTTGTCAGGGGCCGGCCGGCCGCCGGGCATGTTGTACGGGGTGTTGTCGCTGAGGCGCGACCTTTCCTCCACTTGCTGGCCACCCCCCTGAAAAAGCCCTGTCGGACCCATCTGCCCAACAAGCCCGGATACGCCAGACCCTTTTCCTGCCAAGCCGCCGCCTTTACCAAACTGCCCCTGTGCCTGCCCCGCCAGAGCGAGGGCCGCCCGGTCTCGTGTGGCAGCCTGTGCCGCGGCCAAGGCGTCAAAGTTCGGAGTGTTGATGTTGATCTGCATGCCGGGCGGGGCCGCCGGCGGGGCCGCCATCAGCTCTGGAGATGGCTGTACTCTGTTCAGGAGCTGTGCCCCGAACATCTGTTGCGCGCCGGGTAGCAACTGCGGGAGACCCATGCCTTGCGGTATGCCTTGCGGTGCCGCCTGTGGCATGCCTTGTGGGGGTGGCATCCCCCCGCCTGTTGAAAACTCCATGGCTTACCTCTCCAGCGTGTGTGTTGGCCGCACTATAGCAGCAAAACGCCCTTGGGTGGAAGTCACTTGCTGGGGCCTTCATCGAAGGGTGCGAACGCATACCGGCGCTCGAGGTTCTTGAGGCTGGCGTTGAGCATGTCGATCTCGGTCTTGACGAAGTGGGGGAGCTTGCGGTGCGCGGTGTGGGCCCCGCTCTGGAGCAGCTGCCGCCGCCGTTTCCGCATCTTCGTGTATTCTTCTTGCATCTCAATAGTAGGCTGCACGTTTTGGGACATATTCGGCCTCGTTGTCTTCCTCGTCTGTGGGCAAGCGGATGAACCCGCCCTGTCGGAACCTTGTCAGGGCCAAAACAGTGGCGTCCGCGAGATCGTCGTGGCTGCCAACCGGAAAACTCGCGATCTCCTCCACCAGCTCCTCGGCCCAACGGGTCGTCGGCACCCAAACGATGCCCGCCAGCACAATGTCTGCCACGGCCTGCATCCGGGCATACTTGTTACCCGACCCGCGGTGGGGGGTAAACTCCTGCAGCATCATGCCTGTACGCCGCAGTTCTTGAAACAGTGCCACCCCGGAGCTCTTTTTCTCAACGATGAACGCATCTGGCTCCCACTTGTGGTACATTTCCGTGGCCAGTGCCCGCAGCTCGGGGTATTCGACCCGGCGCCGCACAGCGTCGAGCAATATCAGGTTGTTTGTGCGCTCTTCCTCATGGAAAAACACGCCCCACGTGGTAATCGCGGTATAGTCGGCCCGCTCTTTTTGCTCCGCAGCAGCGTCGAGCGTCATGATGACGTAGTCCACCTCCGGCGGCTCTGTTTCCGTCCATATCCGCCACCACTCTCGTTTGATGAGCGCTGAACCTTCTGCCGTCGGGTCCTGCTGGTACTGGGCGTTCCACTGGAACGTAGGCATTGAGGCCTTTGTGCGGTACAGGGCGGGCAGATCGAAGAACGCTGGCCACAGGGCCTTCTCCTTGATCGTCCCATCAGGCTGCTTGATCTCCATGATGGCTGGAAACTCAACCACCTCATACTGGTCGGCGTTGTCGTTCTGGGTCATGTCGCGCACGACACGCCCTGTTAAATCGTCCAGCGACCAGCGAGTTTGGACCATTGCTATAGCCCCTCCGGGCATGAGGCGTGTCCGCGCGCCGTATGTAAACCACTGATACGCCTTGTCAAACACCTCATAGTTGCCCGCCAGCACGTCTTGTTCGGAGTGAACGTCGTCGAGTATTAGCAGGTCCGCGCCCCGCCCGGCGAGGCTGGAGCCCACACCCGTGGCGTAATACTCGGACCCGTGGTTCGTGCTCCACCGCCCGGCCGACTTGGAGTCCTGCGCGAGGGTGATCCCTGCAAATATCTCCTGATACCGCGTGTCATTCATCAGGTTCCGCACCTTGCGGCCGAAGTCCACAGCCAGATCTGAGGTGTGCGACACCATCATGACCTTCTTGCCGGGGTTACGCCCGATATACCACGCGGGGTAGTATATAGAGACAAGCTGACTCTTACCGTGACGAGGGGGCATGTTGACTGCCACCCGGTCCTTAGCGCCGTTATCCAGTGCCATAAGCTGGTCAGCGAGGATGCGGTGGTGCCGGCCCACCTTATAGTCAGGCTGCATGTATCTACAGAACGCAATCAGATCGTCGTAGGCTGCCTGCCGCGCGGAGCGCTCCTGCAGGTCCGAGACCATAGCCTCCACCTCCGCCGCCTCGTCGCTCGTCAGCTGGTCAATGTTCGCCAGCAGTGCCCGCAGCTCGGCCTCGGTGAACCCGACATCATTCATCCACCGCCCCTATTATGATAATCTCTGCGGCGTCCTTCATCCGCTCCTGCAGCCACGCCACCCCCTTGGCGGTGTCCACGTCGGTCCATGCATGGATGGCACCCGATTTCCTGATAATGACGATCCCCGCCACATCAGGCTCACCAGCAAATGTGCTCATCCGCCGCCGGGCGAACTCAGGCGACCCGTTGCTCGTGATATGGTTCACAGGGCTGGGGCCCTCCCACACTGTGTCTGGCAGCGGTGGCACGAACCACCCGCCCGCGTCCCCGCCAATGTGGCATTTACATGCGGAGCACGTGAGGTCGCCCTCGCCGTTCAGAGCGAAGCTGGCACAGCCACAGCCGCACACCCACAGGGTCTCGGGCACAACTTTTGAGGGGAACGAGATCACATCACTCATCATCTTCATCCTCTGCTTCGGGTTCCTCGTCGATGAACTCCGCGTCCTGCACAAGCAGCAGCTTCTCCAGCTTGGCGCGCAGGCGGTCCTTCACGTCGTCCACGGTCTGGTGGGTGACGACGACCTCGCGCTTCTCGTTGAACAAGCCCACGTCGCCAATCTTGCCCAGCAGCTCCAAGGCACGGATGCGTACTCGCGGGTCCGGGTTCTCCGTCTCGATTACCAGCTTGTTGGTAACGAGGTTCCGCACCTGCTCGGCTTCCTGTACGACCCTGTGCCCGAACTCCTCGAGGATAGACTCTGTGAGCAGGAGCGCTGCAGGGGTCTGTTTCAGCAGCCCGAGAGACGCAGCTTTCGTCATCAGCTCGCCCGGGGCCTGTGCCGCCGTCCGCGTGACCCCAGCTGCATAGTCCAAGTCTGCATCTGTTGGGGCGAAGGAAAGTCCTGCCTCAGCAAGTAGCCGGGCCGTGGCCGCAGCAGCCTTCAATGTCGGCACGAACCGATCAAACTCATCATTGTCTGGCATGTCTATGTTCACCTCGGGCGACAGGTATATGGTCATCAGGAGCGCCTCCTGACACAATATAGCCCCCCTAGATAGAAAAGGGGAGTCCCTAAATAAATAGGGGTGGGGGGTGCTTTGTTGGCGGTGTAGGATGGGAAAAATAAATAGGGGTGGGGGCCTCTCAGCCCGAAGCCCCCACTGCAGCCCCGATCACTGTGCCTATGAGGACAAACCCTACCGGGAATGCACCTACCCATGCCGGATTATCGTCGATGGTGGTCACGACCATGCCAAGAAGATAGCCCAGTCCCGCTCCGACAAGTGCGCCGACAATCAACATGGTTTTACTCCTTTGCGTTGTGTATGGATATATATTATATCTTATAGTGTCAACTGGGTATTTATGCTGCAACGCGGGGAAGAGGTCACCACCCCAAGCCCTTGAAAACAAGTTAAAAAATGTAACTATTGGCCGTTATGGTCAACGGGGTGTATTTATGCTGCAACGCAGCGAAACTCAGAATGGTTCGTCTGGAATAGTAATATATAGCCGCGCCGCCACCACCCTCCAATACCGGGCCTGCCCCCTAGGTGGGGTCGCGCCGTTCCACCCCACAAAACAGCCCCATTGGCTTAGTCCTTGGGTCTAAGTCTATTGTTATTGGGTCAAGCTTGTCCTATAAATAAGTTGTGGTAAGGGAAAACCCGCCATATAACCTTAAAAGAAAGTGAACTACACAATGACAATCGAAACAAATACCCCCCGCCCTAATCTGGACCTTATCCTATCCGCTATCCCTTTGGCCATTCGGGCTTTGGATAAAGAGGCAACGGCTAGCGTGATCGCAATGACGGCGGCAATGGCGGTTCATGATGCCGCCGTTGCTACGTTTGGGTCTGCCCGTTGCCTTACCGCTACATCACGCGACAATGACGCAAGCGTAGAAGAAAAGAACGCCTATACCATATTGAAAGATGCCGCCGTCATGGAAGTATGGGGCAAGGCGTTTACCAGTAAGGTGAACAATGGCAAGGGCGCAAAGGATGTGATTGGTGCGCCCAAGAAAGGCATGGCAAGCAATACACGCCTCTATTGGCAAATGCAAAAGGGAAAGGTTTTCGGTCGCATCACTGACCGGATTGCCAGAGCAATTGCGCAATCCAAGGCAGACAATGCCGCGCCACTTGCGGCGGATGGAACAAAAGCGCCAAACCGCAAGGCCCCGATTGACCAGCGTGCGATTGAGGCAATGGGTGCGCCAATGAAAGCAATGGCAACGGCGCTTGCTGCGACTAATGGCAAGGGCGAACAAATCCCGCCCCATGTGGACGCGCCCGCTTACTTGCGCCTTTGCGAGCTTGCCTTGCTTGCCTTGTCACCTGTAAAAGAAAAGCAAAACTTGGCGCGGTTGTGCCTTGCCGCCTATGACGCGGCTATGGCGATTGACATCAAGGCGGCCAAGCCCAAGCGGGTGCAACGTCCGCTTGTATCTGCTAAGTAAACTAGATCGCCCCCGCGCCGCAAGGTTCGGGGGCTTTTTTGTGCCTTCCTTTCGGAAACCAGTTCTCCAGCAGCGACGGGACTTAGTCACGACGACTAAGTGGGCCAGAAACCAGTTCTCAAGCAGCGACGGGACTGCGAAACCCCGCGGCTTAGGCCGGGGTGGGACTGCGAAACCCCGCGGCTTAGGCCGGGGCGGGACTGCACTTAGTCACGACGACTAAGTGGACCTAGTTCTCACTGAGGTAAGCAAAGTCCAGTCCGTGGACCTCGTCCGCCCAGCGCCGCGTGGTCACCAGACACTTACGCAGGTCCCTACGCAGGTTCTCGATGTGGCGGAGGGTTGGGATAGTTTTGAGCGCTGTGCGGCACGAGGCGCACACAGGGGCAAGAGGGGGAGCGGTGTTTGCGTACTCGGTGTAGCCAATAGGCGCCAAGAACAGTCCGTGCCCCGACAGAGGGCCTTTCCCGCAACAGTAGCAGCTTTTGCCATACCTGCGCTGCGCAAGCCCGCGGTCAATATCTCTCTGAGTAGCCATGTTGTGTCCTTTCAAGACGGAAGCCAGTTCTCCAACAGCGACGGGACTTCGGAACCCCGCGGCTTTGGCCGGGGCGGGACTTAGTCCTCGGGACTAAGTAGGTGCTCGGGTCTGCGGGGTGTGGCCCAGCCATATTCAGTCAAGCGCAGACTGGCAACAGCTTCAAGCGCACGACCGCGCTTCAAGTGCGCAAGCAGGATGGGCCGCAGCGACATGCCCGTATCGACGGCATGGCAACACGTTTTGCACAGAGGCACGTTGGTGTTGTTGGGCCCGAGGGGTT